TTCTTTAAAAAAGAAAGATGAACAATATTTTTCACACGGCGGTAATATCGATATATGGTGGCAAGAACTAAAAACCATGATGGTAAATTATGATCTAGCTTTTCAACATTACTGCTCTAATGTAGGTGCAAAAGAAAGTTATGATGTAGACAGGTTTTTATTTACGACTTTAAAAATACAAAAAACTTTACCAACAGAGGGTTATCATATCTGGCATATAGAACATGGTAAAGGTTTTGATAACGAAGCCAGAGCTTTTGTTTTTTCAATATATTTAAATGACGTAGAAGAAGGTGGAGAAACAGAATTTTTACATTTTTCTAAAAGAGTAAAACCAAAGAAAGGTAGAATAGTTATATGGCCAGCAGGTTTTCCGTACGTCCATAGAGGTAATCCGCCTTTATCAGGTGAAAAATATATTTTAACCTCTTGGATGATGTTAAGGTGATTAGAAACTTTATCCATGTAGTAGATTCTTTTTTATCTAAAGAAGAAAGTTTAATTTTAATAGATATATTTAAAAATAATAAAATAGAAAAGTTTGAAAGAGGTAACTACGAGGCTGTTATTTTGGACACAAAAATATTAAATGATGAAAGATTAAGTTTTTTTAATGGTAGAATACAAAAGATTTTGGATCAATACATATCTTTATATCCAGAATTAAAGTTTGTTAATCCTTTTTCATTAACAGAACTTAGACTTAAACGTTGGCAACCAGGTAATTATTTTGATAATTGGCATTCAGAACACTCTTTAGAAAGTCCTCATAGAATATTAAACTTTATGATTTATTTAACCGATCACAATTGTGGAACTGAGTTTTTAGATAAAACAAAAATACTATCTAAAACAGGTAGATTAGTAATTATGCCTAGTTATTTTACACATACTCATAGAGGTATGATATGCCCTGAAGGTAAAGATAGATATATATTAAGTGGATATTTTAATTTTATGGAGACGTAAAAGAAGTAGGTCTATTACCTAGTCTATTTATTTTTTGTTCAGGTGTTTCACCTTCCCCATTATCGTCGTCCCAATCTTTTTGTAATCTAGCTAAGTGCGCTGCGTCCCATTTAACAATAAATTGATCTCTAAAAGAACCAAGATTAGCCTCTGCCCATGTTGTATTTCTTCCTAAAGTTCCAGGAACATACTCAACACAATCGTTGTGATCATTGTCATCATCTACGAATTGTATCGCATGAATGTTATTCCATTTTGCATCATTCCAAAATGCATCGTTATCAATGATATATCTTTGTGGCCATCCATCTTCATTTTTTACAGATTGGTTAATAATCTGTTTGTCATCAAATATTACTGTCCATTTACTATTCATCTAAACTCCTAAGTTTTAATAATATATATCACGGTTAAATAAGGTTGTACAACAGAAGTTGAATCACCTGTAAAGTTTGCACTCATGTTGTGACTGTGCGATCCTCCGCCACCAGTTGATCCTGTGCTTGATGGTGTAGCTCCCGGTGTAGCTGGGTCTCCAGAAGTACTTCCAGATGTATTGGCTGCTGGGTGATTGTGTGAAGGGATTTGACTAGTAGATAGAGTTGTATTACCAGTTGACCCACCAACGTTTCCAGTTGACTGCACTGTGTTTGCACCACCAGTTGATGCTAAAGCTTTGTTGTTTGATTTACCTATAGCTACATTATCAGATAAATTTGGCACGTTAAAAGTAGATGCGCCATCCCCTGTTCCATAAGTTGTGCTTATGATAGCGAATAATGCAGAGTAAGTTGATCTTGAAACTGCTTGACCATTACACTCTAAGAAACCTGATGGTATTGAAGAAGAAGACCATGGCACGATAGTTGCCGTAGGTATACCTTCGATACCTGTAAGGTTTGCTCCAGAAAAATCGTATTTTGTTGCTTCGTAATTTGACATATTATTTCTCCGTGTAAGTCCATCCTGTTGTAGCGTCGCCTGAGAATACTAAACCAAAAGCTGCGCCTTGTGTGTTGACAGTTAAGTTAGATGCAGCATTAGCAATATTAGAACCATTTCTTCCAACTACTAATGCATTTGAGTTAAAATCATAACCTTGGTCGACAAAGTGAACTTCATCCCCAGTCGCCGGTGACGCTGGAAGAGTTACAGTTACAGATCCACCATTTGTATTTACTAAAAGTTTAGCACCAGCTTGAACTGTTTCTGCTGCTGATATAACTCTCCATTTTCTATACTCGTTTGCTTTTACAACATTTGTACCATCAGAATATAACACATAACAATTACCTTCACATAATAATACACCTGTGCCAGATGTGGTTTTAAAGGTTAATGTATTTCCTGCATGGTCACAGTCATTTTGTACAATGTAAGTTTTTTCTATAGAATTTGGTATAGTTACGTTTAAGTTTCCAGCTAGTGTGCCGGTTAATCTAATAACATCATTTTTACCATTTGATAAAGCACCGTTAGTAAAAGTTAATGCTCTACTAGCATTAGTTACGTTAAAAGTTGTAAAACCACCAATAGCTTGTTCTAAAATTAATAAGTTTGTATTTGTAATTTGTCCCCAAGTTCCTGAGTTTTCACCAGTTGCTTGGACAGTAAGTTTTAGATTAGCAGATGTTGAATTCGCCATTTTTTAATTCCTTATACTTTTATTTTATTAAAAATATGAGTTTGTGTCAAACTCATTATGCAGCCACCTCTCGCCATCCTGGAGGTGTTATAGGCGCTGAACCTGTATTAACTTCGTTCCAGATCAAAGCACTACCAGATCCTTGAGTCATAGTCAACCCAAATCCATTAAATGTTGCTGTAACATCAGTAAATGCGCTAAAACCAGAAGATAGTCTAGCTATCATAGCTTGACCAGTAACCGTAAATTCTTGATTTAAATCAATTGTTTCATTTCCTAGAGTAGCTGTCATAGCTATTCCAGTCACACTAGGACTAACATCTCCTCGCATGCCTAAAGTGCCAAGAGTTAGAAGAGCAGCATTGCCTGTTACAAAAGCATCTGGTGCAGGATCTACACTACCTAAAGTTGCTTGAATTACATTTAAAGTATTAGCAGTTAAATTAGCATCTCCGGAAGCCGTAAGAGTTCCTGGAGTTGCAGTAATATTATTTCCAGAAACTAATGCCGTTGCGAACTGACCCTCTACGCCCCACGCATTTACATTCCAACCTTGTCTTCCCCAACCTGTTTGATTAAATGCATCTATTGTACCAAGAGCCATCGTAGCTGCATTACCAGTTGCCATAGCATCTGGACCGGCATCTACATTAGCCAAAGTAGATGTCATGGCAATTCCAGTTACTGTAGGATTAGCAACTGATGAAGCTGAAACACTAGCTAAAGTAGCTGTGAGTCCAAAGTTTCCTATTGTAGGAGTTACGTCTATTTTTGTAGTTACACTTCCTAGAGAAAATGTTCCGGCAACACCTGTAGGTATAAAGGTGCCAGCTATATTCCAACCATTAATGCCCCATCCAAGCCTACCCCAACCTGAATTTATTTCACCAGTAACCTCAGTTGTAGTTCCAAGATTTGCAGTGAGTGCAATACCTGTAACTGTAAGAGATGCGTTAGCTGAATCGTTCCATTGGTTTTGACCCCAAAAGCCGGTGCTCCAAGTTCCTGATGCCATAGGATTTTACCTCCTACGATTAACCAGAAATTCTTAGAATCGCTGCTGTTGAAGTTGGTGCTGGAAACTGAATTGTAAACGTTCCAGATGTAGCTGTTTTATCTGCTCCAAAATCTAGAACGCACACCGCTGCATTTGTTGTAGTCGATGAAGTGTTATAGATTAATGCGCCTCTAGCTGTGATTGTAACTCCAGTAAAAGATCTATCTGCAAAGTCTGCTCTTGCAACACCCGCAGTCATCGATACTGTTCCATTTACTAATGCTCCACCACCCGCAGTGTATTGTCCAGAGTTTCCAACTTCGTTAGTTGGAGAACTTGTTAATAAAGAGGTTGTAGCTGAGTTTAGAGTCGCTGAAGAAGTATAAAGAGCTATTTTAAACTTGTCACCACCTGATGCTTTGAAGTTTTGATCACCTTCTAACAAAAGTTTCTTGAACGAGTTTGCAATTGCTTGTGTTATAGCCATGTTTATTCTCCTTATTTACCTATACGAGGAACACCTGATTGATATTCATCTCGTCTTCTTCTTCCCATTTGTTCTATTGAGAAGCCTTCTATTGTCTGTTTATACTTTTGTTCGTATAATTGCAATAGGTCTTGTGGCCCTTTTAGAAAACTATATGCCTCGACTAGGCATGCATATAAAAGTCCGTTGGGAAATTGCAGACTTAAATATGTTGTAGTATTTGTACTCGATAAACCTTCAGGTTTCAAGATATAATTTAATTGAATTGTGTAGGTTTCATCGGGAGTTGGAGCCACAACAATAGTGTCTTCATCCCAGTTACTATAATATTTAGGCACTCCTTGACTATTTAAATTATTAAATTCTGACATAAAACTGGTATCTCTATATTGTAAAAAGTCTCTATTATCAGGGTTAGCTGTTCCATCAGAGTCTACTATTTGAGCTGATCTAATTACTAGTAGATTTGTTGGTGTATCTATAAATCTAGTCCCAGCTATTAATTGAGCTGTAACATATCTTCTGTTGTTATCAGAATCTACATCTCTTAAAATTCTAAACTCAGAGTTTTCTATAAA